GATACCGCAGTAGGACTGGTGTTAGGACCGACGTCAAATAACGCTCCCCCCGTTGTTTGCTTTGAAAGCGAGATGGACCCAGGCGTTGGCGTGCTTACGCTTGGGCGTGCAATTGTGCAAGGGCGAGCTACAGGGTTCGTTGGGTTGCCGGACCATGTTAAGGGGGTGGGGTGATCACACCATGACCCTCCACGAAACCATAGCAACCCCACTGGCCAGCCAGCTAGCATGATTTAACCGGCCTCCGTCGAGAGACGCGCCAAGGAGTAAAAGACGATGGACTCAAGGGCAGACGACTGCATCCGTGAGCATGAGCAGCTTGTGTCGCGGCGGGGCATTTGGGAATCGCACTGGCGCGAAGTCGCCGAGCGCGTGCGCCCAAACCAGAACTACTTCCAGCGCCGCGAGCGCCCGGACGGCGACAAGCGCAACGAGAAGATATTCGACTCCACCGCGCCCCTGGCCCTACCGAAGTTCGCCGCTGCCGTGATCTCGATGACCATGCCAGCCAATCAGCGCTGGCACCGGCTAGCCTGCCACGACCCGGACCTCGACAAGAATTCCGAGGTTCGCCGCTACCTGGACGATGTGACGGATCTGCTGTTCAAGGTGCGCTACTCGCCGGCCGCGAACTTCCAGGGGCAGAGCGGTGAAGTCGTGCTTGACATCGGCGCCTTCGGCACTGGCGTCCTGTACGTCGACGATGTGCTTGGCATCGGAATTCGGTACAAGTCGTTTCCCCTGGCGGAAACCTACATCGCCGAAGATGCGCACGGCCGCATCGACACGCTGCACCGCAAGTTTCAATTCACGGCGCATCAGGCTGTTACCCTCTTCGGCCTCGACAAGGTGCCCGAGCGCATCAAGACGGCATACGAGAAAGACAAGTCGCAGAAGTTCGACCTCCTGCACTGCGTGAAGCCGAACCCTGAGAAGGACGGCAAGCGCCGGGACTGGAAGGGCATGGACTTCTGGAGTTGCTACATCGCCTACGAGGATCGATCGATCATCAGCGACGGCGGGTATCGAGCATTCCCGTTCGCGGTGCCGCGTTTCGAGACAAGTCCGCGCGAGGTCTATGGACGTTCACCGGCAATGGCCGTGTTGCCCGACATCAAGATGCTGAACGAGATGAGCAAGACCGTCCTGCGCGCGGCGCAGAAGGTCGTCGATCCCCCGATCATGCTGACCGACGATGGCAGCCTGACCTCATTCAACGTGCGCCCGAATGCCCTGAACTACGGCTACGTCGACAACAACGGCCGCCCGCTGGCGCATGCCTTCAAGAGCGAGGGCCGCGTCGACATCGGCTTGGACATGATGAATCAGCGCCGCGAGGTCATCAACGACGCCTTCTTCGTCACGCTATTCCGCATCCTGGTCGAAGAACCGCAGATCACGGCGACTGAGGCCATGCTGCGCGCCCAGGAGAAGGGGCAACTGCTGTCGCCAACCATGGGCCGCATCCAGACCGAACTTTGCGGCCCGATGATCCAGCGCGAGCTTGACATCCTGTCGGCTGCCGGCGCCTTGCCACCGATGCCGCCGATCCTCATGGAAGCCGGAGCTGACATCAAGATCGAATACCAGTCGCCGCTCAACCTTGCGCAGCGCGCGAGTTCCGGCATGGGGATCATGAACACGCTGCAAGCCGTCGCGCCTCTTGCCCAGATCGATCCCGGCGCGATGCGCATCTTCAACATCGCCGAGATTGCCCGCGAGCTTGCAGAGATCAACGGCATGCCAGAGCGGACGCTGCACTCGGAAGACGAAGTGGAAGCCATGAAGCAGCAGGACAGCCAAGCAGCAGCCGCCCAGCAGCTTCTCGCCGCCGCTCCAGTGGCGGCATCCACCGCAAAAGACTTTGCTCAGGCGCAGGCCTTGGCGGGATCCGCGCCGAATTCTCAGGCTCCCGCCGTACTACCTCAAGGAGTATGACCAATGGAAGAGATTGACAAGCCCGCAGAAGCCGACGAAGCCGCACAACCCGAGACCGGCGTGCCTGTCTCTGTCGCTGAGGCAAAGGCGATCTTCTCCGAGCGCCCCGATGTCGCCGCCGTGCTGACCGTTGATGGCACGCTGCACCGGGACGGAACGATTACTTGAATCCCCTGATTGACCGCATCCTGCGCCGCCGCTCGCACTACCGGGCGGTTTTCCGTCCGGGACGGAGCGTCGATATCGTCCTGGCCGACTTGCAGCGCTTCTGCTTCGGCAATGCGCCTACTGTGAAGATCGGCGGCAATGGTCAGGTCGATCCACTTGCATCAATCGCAGCCGCTGCCCGTCAAGAGGTCTGGCTGCGAATCATCAACCATCTGCATCTGGACGATGCTGCCCTACTCAAGCTGAAAGAGGAAGCGAACAATGACAACTGATACCGCTGCTGCTACCCTTGCTGGCGAAACCGCACCTGCAACTCCCCCAATCGTAACGCCAGCAGTAAAGGCCGGCGAATGGTTCGCTCCGATCCGCGATGATGGCTTGCGCAACTGGGTGCAGGCCAAGGGGTTCAAGGACCCTTTCGCTGTCGCCGAGTCTGCCTACAACCTCGAAAAGCTGATTGGGTTCGACAAGGCCGGCCGTACCCTGGTAATGCCCAAGGACGACGCCACACCAGAAGAGCTCGCCGCGTTTCATCAGAAGCTAGGAGCACCGGCCAACGCTGACGGCTACAAGATCCCCGAGGCTCTGGCCGCTGATCCGGTAGTCAAGGAGTTCCGCGACGTCGCGCTCAAGTCCGGCATGTCCCAGAAAACCTTTGACGAGGCAATCTCGTTTGTTACCACCAAGGCGCAGGCCATGGAGCAGGAGCGCCAGCAGGCGGCATCTGCACAGTCAGAACAGGACTTGTCCGCACTCAAGATCGAGTGGGGGCAGACCTACGACAAGCAAGTTGAACTGGCGAAGCGTGCTGCGGCAAGCTTCATTCCTGCCGAATCGCCACAGGCCCGCGCCGAGATCCTGTCGAAGATCGAAGGTGCCATCGGCACCGGCGCGATGATGCGGCTCTTCGCCAAGATCGGCGACGGCCTGGGCGAGCATTCCGCCCACTCCAGTGCGGACATGCCTGGCTTCGATGGTTTCACCCCGGCGCAAGCCCGAGCAAAGATCGAGGCCCTGAAGAGTGACCGGGCATGGATCGAGTCCTACCTGAAGGGCGACAAAGAGAAGATGGAGCAGATGCAGCGCCTGACAAAGGCCGCCTATCCTGAATAATCGCATGCAATAGCGGTCGCGCCAATTCATCGGCGCGTGTAGTCTCGCCACAAACCGGAAAGGCCAAGTGCCCCGGAAGACAGCAGGAAAGTATGCCGCGCGGCTCCAGCGTAAGGAGCAAGAAGTGGCCCCGATGAGGGCAAGCCCTTCGAAAACGTGAAGTCATTTTTCATTTTTTCAGGAGCTTGCCATGTCACAGTTTGTGACCACCCACTATGTCCAGCAATACACCACCAACGTGCAACTACTCTCGCAGCAGCGCGGTTCGCGTTTCCGTCAAGCCGTCACTGTCGGCCAATACACCGGCAAACAAGGCGTTCCGGTCGATCAGTTCGCGCCTACCGTCGCCAACAAGCGCACCACCCGCTACCCCTCGCTGACCCCTGCCGATATCACGGCGGACCGGCGCTGGGTGTTCCCGTCGGACTACGACTGGAACGACCTGATTGATTCCATCGACAAGCTGCGCTTGCTGATTGACCCGCAGTCGAGCTACGTGCAGTCCGGCACCAGCGCCATGAACCGCGCGATTGACGACGAAATCATCGCGGCGTTCTTCGCTACCGCCAAGACCGGCGTGGATGGTTCGACCTCGACCACGTTCCCGGCAGGCCAGCAGGTATCCGCGTCGGAAGGCGCCAGCGCCGCCACCGGCATGAACGTCGAGAAGCTGAAGGCGGCCATCCAGTTGATTCTGGCAGCCGAGGCATGGGACCCATCGAGCGGCGATCCTCTGTACTGCGGCATCAGCGCCAAGCAGAACCGCAACCTGATGGATGAAATCCAGGTCATCAACACCGACTACAACGGCGAGAAGCCCGTCATCAACGACGGCTTTATCCAGTCCTGGGGCCGCGTCCAGTTCCTGCACTCCGAGCGCCTGCCAGCCAATGGTTCCTCGCAGACCCGCTGCCCGTTCTGGGTCAAGGAAGGCATGCACTTGGGCCTGTGGCAGGACATCAGCGCCCGTGTCGATCAGCGTGTGGATTTGGCCGGCATGCCGTACCAGGTCTATCTCAACGGCACCTTCGGTGGCACTCGCATCGAGGAAAAGAAGGTTGTCGAGATCCCATGCGCATAACCAGACTGACTAAGGAGAAATGAAATGGCAGTCGTAAACACCAAGGGCCCCGTCATCACAAACCGTGATGCAGTCCCGCCCGTCATCAACGATGCGCGCCTGTCGCGTGGGGTACTGAAGTCGTCTTTCGGCAGCGTCGCAGTCGGCGCCGCGGATTCGGCCACGAGCTACTACCCGCTGGTTGAAATTCCGACCACGGCGATGGTCAGGCGTGTGATTCTGACGGCAGTCACCGGCATGACGACGCTGGCTGGCGACGTTGGCGTGTTCAAGCGCACCGACCAGACCGCAGGCGTCACAACTGGCGTTGCAGCAAATACGGGCTCCGGCTCGATCTTCGCGGCAGCGGCTTCGATGGCTACCGTGCAGAATCAGGCGGATGTCACCAACACCGGCACTACCTACCCGACCGACAAGCGCGAGCAGCCCCTGTGGCAGGCCATCGGCCTGACCGCTGATCCTGGCGGCACGTTCGATATCGGCATCAAGGTCACGACCGCGAATACCGGCGCCGCCGGCCGCGTCGGCCTTGAAGTCCAGTACGTCGACAACGGCTCGTAAGTCTTCCTTCGCCAGCAGGAAATTCCCCCGGACTTCGGTTCGGGGGCTTTTTGATCAAAGGAGAACGAATTGGCTACCAGGCGTTACAGCATCAACCCGGAAGATCCGGCATACAAAGTGACCGAGGCCGCGGGCGCTGCGGTGGTGACCAAGAACATCGAAGTAACGGTCGACTTCGGCACGCTGGCCGGACTCACACCGACGATCACGGGAACGCAAGCGAAGCAGCAAGTGCTCGACTGCCTCGCCAAGGTCGCCGAGTACATCGAGCAAAAGGGCCTCTGGCCGCCTGCCTGATTGAGGTCTTCCAATGGCCTCGCAAGTGGAGATTTGCAACAGGGCGCTTACCAAGATCGGCGGCAAGCGCATCACCAGCATGGGCGATGCTTCCGTCGCCGCGCGGGCGATGACTGCCCTGTGGGATACGGTACGCCGCGCCGAACTGCGCAAGCGCTTCTGGTCCTTCGCGCTCACCCGCGATACGCTGCCGGCGAGTTCAACCACTCCGCCGTGGGGATTCGCCAACGCATTCCCGTTGCCCGCCAACTTCCTGCGGCTATTCCAGGTCAATGACGAATACGCCGTACCGTCGCTGACGGACTACCGGCAAGCCGACGATTCCGCCTGGGCAATCGAGCAGCAGGATGATATCCAGGTCGTTCTGACCGACTTCTCGGCCCCGCTGAAAATCCGCTACGTTCAGGACGTTACCAACCCCGGCGCCTTTGATGCGCTGTTTGTCGAGGCCCTGGCGTCTAAGCTCGGATATGAAGCCTGCTACGAGATCACGCAGAGCAATCAGCGGCAGGAAGCATGCGCCAAGGACTACAGCACTGCCGTTGCCGAGGCCGCGAAGACCAATGCCATCGAGAAGCCGCCATCAGGATTCCCGGACGATTCTTGGGTCTTGGGTAGGTTGTAGCCATGGCGAGGGCGAGTCCGCTTCTCTCGTCCTTCAACGCAGGCGAACTGTCGCCGCGCATGGACGGCCGCGTCGACGTCGGCAAGGTTGCCAACGGCTGCAAGATCCTCGAGAACTTCATCCCGCTGGTGCAGGGTCCGGCGATGCGTCGCCCTGGGACGCGCTTTGTCGCCGAAGTCAAGGATTCATCCGCCAAAACCTGGTTGATCCGTTTCGAGTTCAACGTCCAGCAGGCCTATGCAATCGAGTTCGGCCATCTGTACATGCGCTTCTACACCCAGCACGGCCAGCTGCTGGCGACTGGTGCGCCGGCCTATGCCGGCGGCACGGTCTATGCGGTCGATGAGTACGTCACCTATGCCGGCCTGACGTATCGCTGCATTCAGGGAGGCGGCTCAGGGCATCAGCCGGACATTTCGCCTGCATGGTGGACGGCGCAGAGCATCTATGAAATCAGCGCGCCATGGACATCGAGTGACCTGACGGCAACCGATGGCACATTCAATCTGCGATTCGTCGAGTCCAACGACGTCATTTACATCTGCCACGAAAGCTACGCACCGCGCAAGCTCTCTCGCCTGGGTTCGATCAGTTGGCAACTTTCGACCATGGCACAGACTGGCGGGCCGTTCAAGACGATCAACACGACGGCGACAACGGTCTATGCCAGCGCGGCAACCGGGACCGGCATCACAGTGACTGCCTCATCGTCGATCTTCACGGCCGCGATGGTCGGCTCGCTGTTCTACTTGCAGCAGAAGTCCGTCGTCGACATCAAGCAGTGGGAAGCAGGTAAGGCGATCCTGCTCAACGATCTGCGACGCAGCGATGGCAAGAACTACAAGGCGCTGAACGCTGCCACGACCGGAGGCGGAAAGCCGATCCACAGCAGCGGAGCGGTCTATGACGGCGATACCGGCGTGCAGTGGCAGTATCAAGACCCTGGGTATGGATATGTCCGCATCACCGGCTACACGTCCGGGACAATCGTCACGGCCGATGTCATCTCTCAACTACCTGACAACTGCGTCACAGTCGGCAAGGCCACGACCAAGTGGGCATTCGGCGCGTGGTCCGATGTCGAGGGCTGGCCGTCGCAAGTGACCTTCTTCAAAGAGCGCCTGACCTTCGGGCGTGGGCAGAATGTGTGGCAGTCCGTCGCAGGCGACTACGAGAATTTCAACAGCAAGGATGATGGCGGCGTCGTTACTGCTGACATGGCGATCTCGATCATGGTCCAGTCAGACCAGGTCAACAACATCCGCTGGATGGTGCCATATGACTCGCTGCTGATCGGCACGGCGGGTGGTGAATTCGCGGTTCAGCCGCTCACGCAGAACCAGGTCTATGGCCCCGACAACGTGACGGCGCCGCAGGTGTCGGCCTATGGCTCCAAGCCGATAGTCCCGGTCCGCGTCGGCGACGAAGTGATTTTCGTGCAGCGTTCCGGAATCAAAGTGCGTGACATCATCTATGACTTCCTGTCGAACAAGTTCCAGTCGAGCAACAAGACGGTACTGTCGGACCACATCACGCTCGGCGGCCTGGTGCAGATGGCATTCCAGCAAGAGCCGTATTCGATCATCTGGGCACCTCGTGCGGATGGGCAATTGGTCGGCTTCACCTTCAACAAGGAGCAGGAGGTAGAGGGTTGGCACCGCCACCGGCTGGGAGGTAGTGGAGTAGTTGAGTGCGTTTGCACGCTGCCGGCGCCAGCCGGCGACCGCGACGATCTGTGGATGATCGTCAAGCGCACCATCAACGGCACCACGAAGCGCTATGTCGAGTACCTGGAAGTCGAACATCAGACCAATGATGATCCGCAGGACGCCTTCTATGTGGATGCTGGGCTCACGCTCAACAACACCAAGGCCGCGACGCTGACGCCCGGCTCCGGCGCGACGGTCGCGCATACCGCTGGAGTTACCTTCACGGCTGGCTCGGCGATCTTCTCGGCCGGCGACGTCGGCAAGGAGATCCACTACCGCTACTCGACTGTCAACAGCGACGGCTACTCGCTGGCCTGGCATACCGCGAAGGCGCTGATTACCGCCTACACCGACACGACGCACGTCGACTGCACCATCAATACTGCATTCCCGTCGCTCTCCGCCATCGCTTCATCGGGCTGGCGCATGACTGTGACCAGCATTTCAGGGCTTTCGCATCTGGAGGGATCAACCGTGCAAGTGCTGGCTGATGGCGCAACGCACCCGGACTGCACCGTCACGGGCGGGGCAATCACCCTGGCGGCAGCGGCATCCAAGGCGCAGGTAGGACTCAAGGCGCCGGCAAAGCTCCAGACCATGCGCCTGAACGCTGGCGCGCAAGACGGCACCAGTCAGGGCAAGACCGCGCGCATCAACAAGGCGGTTGTCCGCTTCCTCGAATCGCTCGGCCTCAAGTTCGGCAGCGACTTCGACACCATGGACGAGATCGACTTCCGCACTGCCTTGATGAGCATGGACAACCCGCCCGACCTCTTTACCGGCGACATCGTGCTTGACTGGCCGGGCGACTACAACACGACGCCATGGCTGTGCTTCACGCAGGACGAACCGCTGCCTTGCACCATCGTCAGCGTGATGCCGACAGTCTCAACATATGACCGGGGCTGATATGGACATCGATCGATTCAAGCCTTCCGACCTTCTCGCCCTGCCGTTGCAGGATGCGCAGGCCTGCATTTCGGTGCTTGCCAAAGATCCGGGGTATGCCGACGCGCTGGCGCAGTTCGACTCATGGACCGGAAGGATTGACGGCCGCGTCGTGGTCTGCGCCGGGATTCTGCCGCTGTGGCCGGGGCGCTCGCAAGTCTGGGCCGTGATTGCATCGGACATCGGCGGCGCCGGCATGCTGCGCCTGACTCGCGCCGTGCGCCGCTTCCTGATGTTGCAGACAGCAGGACGCATCGAAGCGACCGTTGTCGCAGGATTCGAGGCCGGGTACAAGTGGATGGACATTCTCGGATTCGAGCGCGAGACGCCGGAACCGATGCGCGGGTATCTGCCTGACGGGCGCGATGCCGTGCTTTACGCGAGGGTCAGGTAATGGAAGCACTATTCGGACTTGCTGCGACAGAAGGGGCGGCGGCTACTGCCGGCCTGTTTGGCGCTGGCGGCGCAATGACTGCTGGGGGCGCCCTCTCTGCGGCGGCCATGGCTGCTGGAGCATTTGGATCAATCGGTGCCGGGAATAGCGCAGCGGCGCAGCAAAGATCTGCCGCGCAGGCAGCCGAGTACAACGCACAGGTCGACCGCAATCGCGCCGACAACGCCATGCAGGTCGCCAACGCCAACGAAGAGGCGCAGCGCCGGCATGCCCGCATCGTGATGGGGCAAACCAGGGCAGGGCTGGCGCAAGCCGGCATCGGAGCCGAAGGCTCGGCATCTGACGTGCTCCAGCAGTCCAGCGGAAATGCTGAACTTGATGCGCTGAACATCCGCTATCAGGGACAACTGCAAGCGCAGGGGCTGACCAATCAGGCGAACCTTGACGACTACACCGCGCGCACTGCACGATCGAATGCCAGCAGCGCCAGAACAGGCGGATGGCTCAACGCTGGGGCGTCGTTGCTGTCGAGTGCTGGGACGGCGTATGGGCGCAACGCTACGCTCCAGGCGGCATCGAAGGGATATTCCTGATGGCAGGCATCAGAATCCCCACCTACGAGCAGCAGGCCGTGTCCGTGTCGGCCAATGCGCCGGTCGCGCGCGCCGAAGGGCAGCGGTTCTCTGCGTCGGAAAGCGAGGGACTGGGAAACATCGGACGGGGATTGAACGACCTGGCCGGTGGTCTAAACGCCGTCGACGTCGCCAACGCGCGCATTCTTCGGCAGCAGGAACAGGCGACAGATCAAGTCACGGCGCTGGCGAACGTCAGCCAGAGCAGCATGGACCTGTCGATGCAAATCGAGAAGATGAAGGCTGCCGCGCCTCCCGGTGCGCCGAACTTCGCGGGCGAAGTCCGGCAGATGGTGCAGGACCACATCGAGCAGGTAACAGGCGGGGAAGGCAGTCAGTATTACAAGGACCAGTACCTGCGCCATATGCTGCCGGTGCAGCACAGCCTGTTCGAACACGCCAAGACATTCGAGGCCGGCGCGTACCAGGAAAACCGCATCAATCAGGTAAGTCAGGCGATCACCAGCAGCGCCAAGACCGTAGCGCTGAATCCATCTGCCACCGAGATGGAGCTTGGCCGCGTCGTGAATATGCTGAACGCCGACCCGGAGAACCCATTCGCCATCAAGGGGGCAGCCAAGGACCGGGCAATCGAGCATGCGCGCAAAGAACTCGTTTCGGCGGCTGTTGGATCATGGATCATCAAAGATCCGGTATTTGCTGACTCGATACTCTCGGACGCCTCGAATGAAGCGCTGAAGGGCAATAAGATCGCGACGAACGACAACGGCGTCGCGCAAAACATCCCGCTGCATCTGGCGACCGTCGAAGAACTGAACCACTTCCGCAACCTCGCTCGTACCGAATCCGAGCGCGCCCGCACCAACACCCGGCAGGGCGTCGATATCGCCTACGGCAACGACATGGCGCGGTTCAAGGATGGCGTGATGCCGCCGCAGCCGCTGACGCCGGATGCCATCCGCACGGCATGGGGCAACAATCCCGCCGAAGCAGAGCAGCGCGTGCAGACCTACCAGACCGCGATGAAAGTCGGGCAGGAGATAGGCGGCCTCAAGATGCTGTCAAGCCATGAACTCGTGCCATTGCTGAACGCCAAGCCTGATCCGGCGTCGCCGAACTACGCGCACGACGAAGCGCTGCTGAAAGTCAGGGGGCAGGCAGCGCACGAGATCATCAACCAGCGCGCAGAAGATTTTGTTGCATGGGGCGCGAAGAACGGCATCGCCGGAATCAACCCTATCAACTGGGCTGATCCTGCATCCATCGCCAAGGAGATGCCGAATCGGGCCGCCGTGGGCAACACGGCGACCAGTTGGGGTCATGGGTATGTCGTGCTGTCCAAGCCAGAGGCCGAGCAGTTCGCCACCTACATCGGGAGCCTGCACGCCGAACAGCAGGCCGAAGTTCTGGGGCGGGTGTATCAGGCTGGCGGGCCAGCGGCGATGCTGTCGATATCCGACCAGATCAAGAGTAAGAACAGTGAGGCCGCCATCGCCGGCAGCCTGTACGCCGAGGGCACGACGACCGGCCGCAGTCTGGCCGCGCTGTACCTGGGCGGCAAAGAGATGATCAAGGAGGGCCGCGCCAAGATCGACAAGGCCGCTGAGACCGGCTTGAAGGCATCCATCTACAAGGTGCTTGAGGGCGTCTATTCCAACCCTGCCGACCTGCACGCGCATGCCGACATCGCCCTGGGCGTCTATGCCAAGAAGGAAGCCGAAAGCCCCGGATACGGCGTGGATGATGCCATCAATCTCGCCACTGGCGGCCTGCTCAACTACAACGGCGCGAAGATCGCCAAGCCCTACGGGTGGGATGATGCGCGCTTCCGCGATGCGCTGACTAACAGCATCGTGATTCCTCCCGGAGATTACCGGGCAGGGGGCGCCAAGATCACGCCGCAGGCGCTGCAAGAATCACTGCCTGGCGCCAAGCTCAAGACATTCGGGTCAGGCACCTACACGATTGCGGTAGGCAACGACGTCGTGCGGCTGGCGAACGGCAAGCCCTTTGTGCTGAAGGTCGGGCCGTAGTGGGCGCCAGCGAACTCTTTGCAGCGGAGCGCGAGCGCTCGATAAACGCTACGGCGCTGACGCCTGTTCCGGCAGACGAACCGCCAAGCTTCTGGCAAGGTTCGCTCAAGGCAACCGGGCTCGGCATCATGTCGGGAGGCGCGCGGGCTGGGCAGGCGATCGGCATGGCTGGGGCGGCGATCCCGATTGCAATCGACGCGATTGCCGGCAGAGACAACTTCAGCGGAACCTCGCTCACAGATCGATACTTTGACACGGTAGCAGACGCCACTCAGCGCGCCGTCGATTACTGGTCACTGCCACAGGGCGCTGTCGGCACGGCCGGGCAGATACTGCATGGCGTCGCCGGCATGGCGCTGCCGCTGATGGCGACGGCGGGAAATCCGTCGCTGCTGATGGGCTCGTCAGGATTCGGCACGGCCATGGATCTGACAAAGCAGGGAGTCTCTGCTGTGCCAGCCGTCGCGGCCGGCATCACCAGCGCGGCAACGACCGGGCTTGGAATGAAACTACCGATGGCCGGCAAGACCATCGCGCAGAGCCTGGGCCTGGGCGTCGGCGGTAACGTCGCGCTCGGGGTTCTCGACCGGGCGACGATTCACGCCATCCTGCACTATGCCGACTACGACAAGATCGGATTGCAGTACAAGGCATTCGATCCCGATCAGATGGCAGTCGAGGCCGCAATGGGCGTGGTGTTCGGGGCGATTGCGCATGCGACCAAGCCGAAGGGCGAGGCCGCGCCGAAGCCTGAAGCAGAACCGAAGCTGACGCCCGACGAACACGCCGCCGCGCTGACCATGAATGAGGTCCGCACGCGCGATGCCGACACGCTGGCGAAGCCGGGCGACATCGTTGCGATGAATGCCGCGCACGACGCGCAGGCCGTCGCTGCTGCGCAGTTGGATCGTGGCGAGCCGGTGAGCGTGGCGCACATGCTGACGCTTGATGCCGATGCTGTGGCAGCCATGCGCAAGGATGTAGGCGAGCGCGCCGCCGCTACGCTGATCGAGCGCATCAAGGCAGAACTGCTCGGGACAGCAGGAGAGCGGGCAGAACCTGGGGTGATCCCAGGCGCGCGCGCAGAGCTTGAAGCGCTGACGCAGCGGATTGAAGCGCTTGATGAGTCGTTCAAAGATCGCGCCAAGGCACTGCAAGGCGAGGGAATGTCTCGCAAGCAGGCCGAGGCGCAGGCGCGCAAGGATATCGAAACGGAGCGCGTCACGCTCAATGCCAGTGCCGACCGCCTTGATCAGTTCATTGAGCGAAATACCGCAGCGACGCATGCTGAGCAATTGCTTGCCCAGTTGCAGCGCGGTGAGATCCCGCCTGAATTGGCACCGCGCATTCAAGAAGCCATGCTGCAAGCAGAATCAGGGATTGTCGAGAGGCCTATCATCTCGGCGATACGTTCGGCGTTCGCGCCTTCTGCTCGCGCGCAGTCAGCACGGTCCGGCAAGCCGGAGCCGCGACCGACTGCGGAGCAACCCAAGCCAGGACCGGCCGCACCGGCAAAGGCCGGCGAGCCAGCCAAAACCGCAGCCGCTCCCGAGATTACCGCTGCCGCCGACATGCTCGCGCGCAACCCGGACATGATCGTCCGCACCGCCGACGGACGCGACGTGCGCGCCGCAGACTTCATGCGCGAGATGGATGCCGAGTTCTCGCGCGATACCGTAGATGCCAACGCCTTCGAGGCCGCAGCGAACTGCTTCCTGCAAACTGGGAGTGCCCCATGAAGGCCGCATGCGTTCTGGCCGTGGCGCAGGCCATCGGCCGCAGCCTCAACCAACCCGAGATAAAGGGCATCGAGCAGCGCATCACGCAGGCCATGAAGCGGGCCGCGCGCGCTGATCCGACGTGGCAATCCAAGTCACAGGCCCAGCGCCTGACAGAGGCCGCACAACTGGCCGGACAGGAGGTACTGCACGAAGCGCAACTCAAGCGCGTCCGCGTGGCGCTGACCATCCTTGGACATGATCGCGTCGAGACCTCCTATAAGTCGCTGCTGGCCGAAGGCGTGAAACCCTATGCCGCTGTGTCGCGCATCTTGCAGAACGCCTACGCCAAGACCAAGGGCGTGGCGAATGAGTACTTTTCCGACCTGGTCGACACCATCCAAGCCGTAGAGCCGAAATTCTTCGGCCTCGTCGAGGATGCTAAGCAGGCCGGCGAGTTCGTGCGCGAAATCTTCACGCCGGGAAGCACCGGCAATGCCGCGATGAAGAAGGCCGCCGAAGTCTGGCTGAAGACCAGCGAGTCCATGCGGACCCGCTTCAACGCTGCTGGCGGAGACGTGGGCAAGCTGGACTACGGCTACATCCCGCAACTGCACGACGCGGTGCGCATCCTGAAGGTAGGCGCGCAGAAGTGGGCAGGCGACATGCTGCCGCTGCTCGACCGATCGCGCTACCTGCACGAAGACGGTCGGCTGATGACCGATGCCGAACTGATGCCGGTGCTGGAGAAGGCATGGGAAACGATCACCACCAACGGCGCCAACAAGATCGAGCCTGGGCAGCGGCAGGGAAGTTCGATGCTGGCGAACCGCCACGACGACGCGCGAGCGATTCACTTCAAGGACGCGGACGCTTGGCTGCAATACCACGCGGACTACGGCAAGGGCTCGGTGTTCTCGGCCATGCAAGGCCACGTCGGGAAGCTGGCGCGCGACATCGCGTTGATTGAAGAGTTCGGGCCAAATCCGAAGGTGCAGTATTCGTGGCTGTACGATTCAGCAAAGCTCGCCGGGGATGTCGATCGCAAGGGAATGGTCGACTCGGAATGGAAGGTGCTCTCAGGCGAAGCGAATCATCCGATTGACGTGAAGCTTGCTGAGATCGCGCAGGGCGCGCGGAACATCGCCAGCCATGCCAAGTTGGGCAGCGCGCTGATTTCGTCGCTGAACGACATCCCGACGTATTTCGCCACGACTGGGTTCAACCGGCTGAACTGGTGGCAGGCCCTTGGCGATCTGATTTCCGCATTCAAGGGAGACACGAAGGAATTCGCCAACCGTTCCGGGCTTGTCGCCGAGTCGCTGATCTCCGACATGAACCGATGGGGTGAAGGCAATCTCGGGCAGGGCTGGACAGGAAAACTGGCGAACGCCACCATGAAGGCTTCCCTGCTGGAAGGCTGGACAGATGCACTCCGGCGCGGCATGTCCACGATGATGATGGGTGCCTACGGCAAACTGTCGCGTTCCGACTGGGGCAATCTTGATGCCGGCGACCTGTGGCGCCTGAAGGCCAAGGGCGTCACGGAAACCGAGTTCAAGGTGTGGCAGCTTGCCAAGCCGGAAGACTGGCGCGGCTCGCAGATGCTCACCAAGGACGCAATCCGGGCTGTCAGCGACGCTGATCTTGCGGCAGCAGGCCTCACGCCAGCCGACCGGAACCGGGCTCTCTCGCGCCTTCTTGGCGCCATCGCCGACGAATCCGAGTTCGCCTCGCTAGGGCAGGATCTGCGGGCGCGCGCCATCACCACCGGAGGGACGCAGAAGGGAACGGCAACCGGCGAAATCTGGCGCAGCGTGATGCTGTTCAAGGGCTTCCCAATTGCGATGATTTCTCGGCACTGGGGCCGCACGGCGGAACTGTGGGCGCATGGCGAGCAGGCCTCGGCGCTCAAGTATTCGGCTGGGTTGATTACCGCGCTGACCGTGTTTGGAGGCCTGTCCATGGAACTGAAGGACATGGCAGCCGGCAAAGATCCGCGCAACATGGACCCGACGCAACGACACGGCGGGAAGTTCTGGGCAGCGGCATTCTTCCAGGGCGGCGGCGCTGGCTTCGCTGGAGACATGATTTACCAGGCCATGGGCGGCGGCCAGTCGCAGGGGGGAACATCGACGGCGGCGAATATGGCGTCTTCGATTCTTGGCCCGGTCTTTGGTTCAGCTTTCGACCTCGGAGACGTGACCATCGGAAACGCCGCCCGCGCCATGAACGACAAGCCCACGCATACCGGCGCCGAAGCAGTGCGATGGGCTCGCGGCAATCTTCCCGGCATGGGCTTCATCAACCTCTGGTACGCCAAGGCCGCCGTCGATCATGCCGTCATGAACGACTTGCAGGAATATCTGTCGCCTGGCTACCTGTCGCGCATGCAGGAGCGCGCGTCAAAGGATTGGGGGCAGCAGTATTATTGGAACCCTCGGCAGGTACTGCCTGATCGTGGGCCGAATCTGGAAAAAGCCTTCGGGGGTTGACTCCGATAAAAAACGCCGTGAGGCGCCATAGAAGGAAAAGACCATGACAGTATCAACGAACACGCCGCGACTTTCCTACAACGGCGACGCTGCCAGCCTGGTTTTCGCGGCTCCGTATTTCCTTGCAAATGCTGACCTCAAAGTCTATGTCGGCGGGGTCCTGAAAGCACTTACTACCGATTACTCCGTGAGCGGCGCGGGTGTCCTTTCCGGCGGCGCTGTGACGTTCGTGTCAGCGCCTCCTGTCGGTGTTGGCAATGTGGTAATCGTGTGCGATCCCGACAAACTGCAATCTACTGCGTATCCATCAAACGATCCATTCCCGTCCAAGGCGCACGAAACCGCGCTCGACAAGCTGACGCTGTTGATTCAAAGGCTCTACGACAAACTCGCCCTGGCCGTCACGCTGCCTGATTCGTTTGTCGGCACGGCTCCAGTTCTCCCGATTGGTTCTCCGCTGAAATTCTTCCGCTGGAACTCGACCGCTACTGCGATTGAAAACGTCGATATCGTGACTTCGGGCGCAATCGGAATCCCGGTAGGTGTAGCTCAGGGTGGTACCAACGCGATAACGGCGGCGGCGGCAATGGCGAACCTTGGGGATGCTCGGGGCTCTGTGGTCATGCACGCGACGACCATGGACATATGGGGCGCGTACAACGTCTATGACGGGACCGGTACCTACGCCGCTATTACCGATATCGTGAATGCGCCGCAGGCCGGGGCGCGGCGCACGCTGTACCCGATTGGCGGCAGCAGCATTGCTCATGGTGGGAAGTTTGCTGTAGATGGCGCAGTGCTCGCAACAGCAGATACCGGCGATGCATGGGAATTCGAGGCCATCACGACATCGACATTCAAGGTGCACATCACCAAGTACAACGGGACCCAAGTAGCCCCTGCCGTTGTGTCGAGCAAGACTACTGCCTACACGCTCGTCAATGCGGATCGCGGCAAGACAATCGCGCTGGGCGGAGCCGCCTCGTATGCGCTCACTGTCGGCGTGGTCGGTGGATTTGATTCCACCTTCAAGGCAAGGATCAAGAACACCGACACGGCCCGCGCCAAGAAGATGACCATCAGCGGCATTACTGATTTCTGGTTGTGGCCTGGGCAGTTCATTGATCTCTACATATCGGGCGGCGCGTGGCAAGTCGACGGCGCCCCGGCGCGGTGGGTCACACAGAATGCCGGCGTCACGTTCTATGTCAGCCATGCAGCTGGATCAAACAGCAACGACGGGCTCGCGGCCGGCGCCGGCAATGCGCTGGCGACGATTCAGGAGGCCATCTACCGCATTGAGCGATACATCGACTGCGCTGGAAACGGGCCGACAATCCAGGTCGCCGATGGGACATTCACCGAGAATGATGTCTCGCATACCAAGCGCATCCACGGCAACCATGTGATCTATCTGGCCGGGAACGTCACGACTCCGGGGAATTGCGTCTGGCAGATGACTGCCGGGCATTCCGGGATTACCTGCCGCGACTGGTCCGGGATGATCATCAGCGGTTTCAAGTTCGTCGCGCTCGGCGTCGGATGCACGGCAATCGCATCGTCGCAGCATGGCGTGGTCGATATCGGCACGGTCGAGTTCGGCGACATGACGGGAGGCGTTTGCATCGCGGCCGACAACGGCGGGTCTATCGGCTACACCGTCGGGGCAACGTCGAAATTCTTGGGCAATGCTTCGGTGCTCTGGGCAGTGACGACCGGAAGTAATTTGATCGTGACAGGCTGCACGATCAACCTTAGCGCCATCACCTTCACGACAGGCCTGTCACATACTGGCGGTTGCTCGACATGGGCCGGCGTTACCTTTACCGGGGCGGGGGCCGGGGGTGGCTCAACCGGGATCAAGTATGGGGTCACGTACAACGGCCTCGCCATCTTGAACGGCTTGACCCTGCCTGGGGCCTCGGCCGGAACGACAGCGACAGGCGGGCAGGTGTCGCCATGAAAACGCCAATTTGGAAGTTCCAGGACATCGCGCGCCGCATGTGGGAGAAGAAATGAGCATGGAAGAAGCAGCAATTGCAAGTACCCCGGTCGTTGCAAAGGCGGCCACCGCCACAGCATACGCCACGGTCGGAAGCGCCCTGGCCTTCGGGTTGAATGCCAATGAGCTTGGCGTAATCGCCAGCGTCATAATCGGATTCCTTACCTTTGCGGCGGGTCGATGGATCGAGTACCACTTCAAACAGAAGCACCATCTGTTGGAAAAGGAAAGGCACGACCTGCTTGTGCAGCAGTGGAAGACTACGGGGATTGCTGACCGACGCGAAGAAGGGACGTGCAGCCGCCGTGATGAACTATGCGTTGGGTGTCCGCATGCTCCGCGCCGCGGTTAAGCGACTGCTCCGGGCGATAACCGCGTTCTTCACGATCCTGTTGCATGACCCCGTGGAGGCGCATCAGAGGATCACTGAGATACTGGGGATACGAGGATGATTACGATAGAAATCAAACGCGACGGGAACTCTCTCCACAACTGGGGCAAGATGTTCATTG